AGGCACAAATGCATATCGGTAATTCATGGGCGAATATTAATGACCACCTTGCATGGAACAAACCACACTTGCACAATGGTTGTTGGTATAGTGGTGTGTTTTATATAAAGGCAGACGGTGATGAAGGCCATATAGAAATGATTGATACCCATCCTAAAGTAGTTGCAGATTTTCCAAACTCACCTAGAACTGCAACCAGTAAAGGATTTGAACCAAGAAGTGGTAAACTTATATTATTTCCAAGTGGACTTATGCATATGGTTGAACCAAATCCAACTCAAAAAGATAGATATAGTATTTCCTTCAATATTGAAATGAAGTACACTTCACCTGATGGACATAGTGGTAATATAAACAACTATAACGATGACGAATTTGTTTATAACATTCGTCCAAATGGAGACCTTATAACCGACTAACTATTCTAAATAGTAGTATGGAAATAGTAATAGACACATATTTACTTTGGAATCTCTTATTAACATTCGTTCTAGCACCTTTAGGTTTTCTAGTTCGTAGTATTCTATCTGAACAAAAAAGAATTGATATCCTTGTAAATAAAACTAGAGAAGAACTTGCTAAAGAATATGTCACTAGAGACCAAATTGAAGCAGACTTCGAAAGATTAATGTCATCCATCCAAAGAATAGACGAAAAAATAGACCGTCTCCAATCTAAGACTTACTTCCAAGAATAGGTTCTAAATTCGTATAAATAGTAGTAGACACAAATTTACTACAGGAATATTATGGCATCACCAAATTCAAAAAGTACATTAAAAGAGTATATTAAGAGAGCTCTTGGTGCTCCTGTTCTTGAAATTAACGTAGATGACGACCAATTGGATGATAGAATTGATGAAGCACTACAATACTTTCATGAATATCATTACAATGGTAATATTAAGACATATTTAAAACATCAATTAACTGCAGAAGAGATTACGTCTTTTGGAACAAATGATACCCTTACAGGGTCAACAAGTGGAACACAAGCGATTGCAGGACAATCATACGGTGAAAGTAAAAGTTATATTACACTACCCGAACATGTTATAAGTGTTCTTAGAGTTTTTCCTTTTCATTCAGGTCAAACTTCAAGTATGTTTGATATACAATATCAATTGAGATTGAATGACTTATGGGATTTAACTTCAACTAGTATTCTATATTACTCACAAGTTCAACAACATATTAAGTTATTAAATGACATGTTAGTTGGTCAAGTTCCTATTAGATATAATGCACATCAAAATAGATTATATTTAGATTACACAACTGCTAAGTTAAGTGCAGGAGAATACATTATAGTTGAATGTTATAGGAAGATAGACCCAACAGATTTTACAGATGTTTACAACGATATGTGGTTGAAAAAATATGCAACTGCAAAAGTCAAATATCAATGGGGTGAAAACCTTTCTAAGTTTCAAGGTATTGCACTGCCTGGTGGAGTGACACTTGATGCACAACAAATTAAAACAGAAGCACAAGAAGAGATTATAAGATTAGAAGAAGAATCTAGACTGAATTTTGAAATGCCAGTCATGGATTTAATGGGATAGATATATGCCAACAAACGTTTTTTTCAACCATGCAGTCAACACTGAACAACTCCTTTATGAGGATTTAGTTGTTGAATCTCTTAGAATGTATGGACATGAAACATTTTATTTACCAAGAGAGATTGTAGAAGAAGATTCTATTTTAGGTGAAGACGTACAATCTAAATTTGGTGATTCATATAGTGTTGAAATGTATATAGAAAATACAGACGGGTTTGAAGGAGAAGGAGACCTATTCAGTAAGTTCGGTGTACAAGTAAGAGACACTGCAACCTTTATTATATCACTTAGAAGTTGGGAGAGATTTATTTCGTTAGATTCAAACCTTGCAACTTCTCTTAGACCAAACGAGGGTGATTTAATACACTTCCCATTAAGTGGTTCTTTGTTTGAAGTTAAATTTGTAGAACATGAAAATCCTTTCTATCAAGTTGGTAAATTATTTGTATTTAAACTGCAATGTGAATTATTTGAATACAGTGGTGAAGACTTTGATACTGGTAATATAAACATAGACCTAGTAGAAGACCAACAAGCATATACTATAGAAATGACAATGAACTCGGGTGGAAGTGGAATTTACTATGCAAATGAAAACCTTACTCTTAACAGTGCAGTTGTTGGAGAGGTTGTATCATGGTCACCTAACGATAGAAAACTTACAATTAAAGATAACACTACAACACTTCAAGTCGGTGATACTCTTGTTGGTGCAACAGATGGTGCATCGTATACAATCAGTTCAATTACAGATATCCTTACAATGTCTAACGATGGTAATTCACAAAATAAAGAATTTGAAGATAAAGCAGACAACTACTTAGACTTTTCGGAGACAAATCCTTTCGGTGAGGTCACATAATGTTTGGTACATTCTTTTATAATGAAACTACAAAACGTGCTGTTTCTATCTTTGGAACACTATTTAATAATATTACAGTAAAGAAAATCAAAGAAGATGGGACAATTTTAACTGAACAAAAAGTTCCTATATCATACGGCCCTAAACAGAAGTTTTTACAGAGACTTGCAGAAGAACCCAATCTAACCGATGGTAATAGAACTGCAATATCATTACCTAGAATTGCATTCCAAATTTCAGGATTTGAATATGATGCAACAAGACAACAAAATAAATTAATTAGACACCAAAAATCTACATTAGAATCAGACGGAACTAATCGTTCTTATCAGTATCAACCTGCACCTTATAACATTACATTTAGTTTAAGTATTCTTGCAAAGAATATGTCTGATGCATTGCAAATTGTAGAACAGATTTTACCATACTTCCAACCCGAATATACAGTCACTATGAAAATGATTGATTCTATGACCGATTATAGAGACGTTCCAATTATATTGAATAGTGTAAATATGGAAGACCAATACGAAGGTACTTTTGAGGAAAGAAGAGTAATAGAATATACACTAGAATTTACAATGAAACTCAATTACTTCGGCCCTGTTTACACTGGTAGTGTAATTAAAAATGTAATCGAAAGAGATTATATAAACAGTGCAACAGGATTATTTACAACAAGTCAGATAGATGAATCAGGTCTAGTGAAAGAAGTAAAACACTACGAACCTGCATTCGGTGAAACTGCAAACGCAGTTTCTAGTTCTACTTCAGTGACTTTTGATACTGCAATAAATAGTAAGATAAGTGTAGGAGACGAAGTTTTTGGAACAAACTTATCAACAAATCCAACAGTTTCCTCTATTGCAGGTGATAGACTTGCAGTGGTTTTAAGTAGTGCAGTGACTATAAGTGAAGACACTGTATTGAAATTTGTAGGTTCTGTAGACCCAGGCGATACATTCGTAGTTGCAGAAACCGTGACTTTTTATGATGATGGCGCACCTTCAACTTTTAGTGAAGATAAGGTGACCGATGCAAGTTAATTATGGCAAAAGATATAGATTCAAAATTAAATGATGTCTTGGATATCTCTTCTGAAATAAAAGAGAAGACTACACAAGTAATCAAAAAACCCCCACAATCTGATAACATACAGACTGATTACAAATATACTAGAGAGAACTTATACGGTCTTGTTGAAAGAGGACAAGATGCGATTGACGGTATCTTAGACGTTTGTAGAGAGACGGAAAACCCTCGTGCATACGAAGTTGCAGGTCAGTTAATAAAGACCGTAGGTGAGACTGCAGAGAAGTTATTAGATGTTCAAACCAAATTGAAGAAGTTAGAAGATGAAAACGGAAGTGTAAAAACACAACATAATCATTTATATGTAGGTTCAACTTCTGAATTACAAAAATTTTTAAAGAAATCAAAACAGGATGACTCTAAATAAAAACGAAGGATATCTAGGAAATCCACTCATTAAAAGAGCGGGAATAGATGTCCAATATGATAAGAAACAGTTAGATGAATACATGAAGTGTTCTAGTGACCCTTGTCATTTTATTGAAAACTATACGCAAATCATATCATTGGACGAAGGTATGGTTCCTTTTAAACTTCGTGGATATCAAGAAAGTCTTATAAAACATTATGATGAATCTCGTTTTAGTGTAGTTCTTGCATCACGTCAGAGTGGTAAATCAATTACATCTTGTGCATACCTATTATGGTTTCTACTATTTCACCCCGAAGTGACAGTTGCTATACTTGCAAACAAAGGTGCAATTGCAAGGGAAATGATTGCACGTCTCGTCACTATGTTAGAAAGTGTACCATTCTTTTTACAGCCTGGTGTTAAGATTCTCAACAAAGGTTCGATTGAGTTTGCGAATGATAGTAAAGTTGTTGCAGCCGCAACTTCTTCAAGTTCAATTCGTGGTATGTCAATCAATTTATTATATCTCGATGAGTTCGCATTCGTAGACGATGCAGAGACATTCTATACTGCAACATATCCCGTGGTCACGTCAGGTAAAGACTCAAAGGTAATCATTACCTCAACTGCAAACGGTGTAGGTAATATGTTCCACAAGATATACGAATCTGCAATACATGAACAATCTGAGTATAAATCATTCACAATCAACTGGTATGATGTGCCAGGCAGAGACGAAGAATGGAAGAAAGAGACCATTGCAAATACCTCAGAAGCACAATTTGAACAAGAGTATGGAAACTCTTTCCTAGGAACGGGTTCTACACTTATTAATAGTAATACACTATTGGGTATGAGAGCCATAGAATCTGATTGGGTCAAAGATGGTATTAGTCTTTATAAGAGACCAGTAGATAATCATACTTACGTATGTACTGTTGACGTATCACAAGGTAAAGGACTAGACTATTCTACGTTTACAGTTTTTGATGTGACGAATCAACCTTTTGAACAAGTGTTGGTGTACAGAGATAACACTACCTCACCTATGTTGTTGGCAGACATAATTAATAAATATGTAAGACCATATAACGAAGCACTTGTAATAATAGAGAATAATGCAGAAGGTGCTATGGTCGCACAACAGTTGCACTATGATATAGAATACCCTAATGTCTTTACACAAGGACAAACAAAGGCAGAAGATATCGGTGTGACTATGAACAAACGAATAAAAAGAGTAGGTTGTTCAACACTCAAAGAAATTACGGAAGAGAATAGGTTAACGATTGTAGACCGTGCAACCATTACTGAAATGATGACCTTTGTTATAAAAGGTAATTCATATGAAGCAGATAAGGGTTATAATGATGATTTGGTTATGAATTGTGTGTTATTTTCATGGTTTATCACTACTGATTATTTTGTCCATCTAACTGATAAGAAAGTAAAAGACTTATTATACTCAGAACAACAGAAGTTGATTGAGGATGATATTCTTCCTGCAGGGGTTTTTGGGTCTCAACAACAAGAAGAACAAGAAACTTTTGTAGATTCTACAGGGGATAGGTGGTTTACAGTTGTTTAAAATATATTCGTTAGAGTTATTAAAGTTATAAATATATCAAGTAAAACTAACTTTTTACATTAACAGGAGTAAAAGTATGGCATTTCAAGTATCACCAGGCGTACAGGTCAAAGAGGTTGACCTTACAAATGTTGTTCCAGCCGTTTCATCGACAACAGGTGCATTCGCTGGTTCATTTCAATGGGGCCCTGTTGATGAAGTAATAACAGTTTCAGATTCAAAAGGATTGAATAGTGTATTCGGTAATCCTGCAAATACAGATGCAGGTTCAGAAGATTACTATACTGCAGAATCTTTCTTAAAATATGGTTCTTCATTGAGAGTGGTCAGATTAAATTCAACAGGATTGTATTCTGCTAATGCACTTGGTTCATCTACAACATTATTAAAAAATAATGAACAGTATATAGAGGACTATAGAGATGGTTCACAAGCTGCAACAGTAGGTGTATGGGTATCAAAATATGCAGGGGTTTTAGGTAATTCACTTAGAGTAGAACTTTGTGGTTCTTCAAACGCATATTACAATGACGTTGTCACTGCAACTAATAGTGTTGACGGTGAATTAAACCCAGTAGACCTTGCAGTAGGAACATCTACAATTCCAGTTGACAGTTCTTCAGGATTCCAAGTTGGAGACATCATAAAATTTGCAGGACATAGTCAGGAATATAAAGTTTTAACTTTACCTGATGCTGCTAATATTACTATAGAAACTATAGGAACACCTACAAAAACAGGTTTAGTACAAGTAGTTGGTGACGGTGTAAATATCGATAGATATTGGAAACACTACGCTTTATTCGATAAAGCGCCAGGGTCATCTGCAAACGCAGTCAAAGTTGGTGCATCAAATGACGAAGCACACATAGTCGTTGTTGACGAAGATGGTGCAATTTCAGGTGTGCCAGGTGAAGTGTTAGAAACATATGGTTTCGTTTCACTTGCATCAGACGCTAAAGATGAACAAGGACGTTCAAACTACTACAGAGACGTAATTCAAAGAAGTTCAAACTATGTGTATTGGAGTGGACACTCAACATCTACTCACGCATCTGCAACAGAATCAAGAACACTTGCAACAGTAGCAGGTGGAACTGCATTCGGTTTACCTAACTTACCTTTAACATCATCATTAACTGGTGGTGCAAACGGAAGAGTAGGTACTGCAGGTCAAATTACAGATGCATATGACACACACTTTGGAGATGCAGAAACAGTAGACGTTTCATTAATTATCATGGGTTCTGCAAGAACTGATAATGGTAGTGGAACAGAACAAGATATAGTCGCAGACCACAACACAATATTAAACCAGTTAATATTACTTTGTGAAAACAGAAAAGACTGTATGGTTGTTGCATCACCTAGAAAATCATCAATAGTAAACGTTTCACTAGAATCTACACAAGTTTCTAACGTTTTAACAGATTATTCATCAGTGACATCATCATCATACGCAGTATTAGACAGTGGTTGGGTATATCAATACGATAGATTTAACGATAAGTATTGTTGGGTGCCAGGAAATGGACACACTGCAGGTATAATGGCGAGGTCAGACTTATTGAGTGATGCATGGTTCTCACCTGCTGGTTTCACAAGAGGTCAGTATTTAGGAATCACTAAACTTGCATTCAACCCTAAGAAGTCTTCAAGAGACGACTTATACCGTGCAAGAATCAACCCAATAGTGACGTTTGCAGGTCAAGGAACAGTATTGTTCGGAGATAAAACTGCATTATCAAGTCCTTCTGCATTCGATAGAGTGAATGTAAGAAGATTATTCATCGTATTAGAGAAAGCAATCTCAACTGCCGCTAAATCTCAATTATTTGAGTTCAATGATGCATTTACACGTGCTCAATTTAGAAGTGCAGTAGAACCTTTCCTAAGAGATGTGAAGAACAGAAGAGGTTTAGTAGACTTCTCAGTAGTTTGTGACGAAACAAACAACACTGATTCAGTCATAGACAGAAACGAGTTTGTATGTTCAATCTTTGTGAAACCTGCTAAATCAATTAACTTTATCACTCTTAACTTCGTAGCCGCAAGGTCAGGGGTTGAGTTTGAAGAAATTTATAGTGCAGTATAACAGGAGTATATAAATGGCAACAATAGACCAATTTAAAGCACAATTAATCGGTGGTGGCCCACGTGCAAACAGATACAGAGTCTTTATACCTAGAAGTGGTGAAAAGATAGAGTTTCTATGTACTGCTGCTCAGATTCCTGCTGCTAATGTCAACGTTATCTCTGTACCTTTCAGAGGTCAAAATTTAAAACTCGCAGGAGATAGAACTTTTGATGACTGGACTATTACAGTGATAAACGACATAGAGTTTTCTTCTAGAACTGCTTTAGAAGCATGGCAGGAAGATATTGCATCATTGACAACAACAGATGCAGCTCTTAACACTGATTATCTACTATCACGTGCATTTGTAGAACAATTGCATAAAGATGATTCTGTTCTTGCGAGATATGAGTTCTTTAATATATTCCCTAATGTAATAGGAAATATCGCATTATCAAGTGACGAAGCAGCTGCTTTAGAAACATTTGATGTGACTTTCTCATACTCTCACTGGGATAGAGTTAAGTAATTAGTTGTGAATACTACCACAAATTGGTGGTATAAATATTAGTATGGAATTATTTGGGTTTGAAATCACTCGTAAAAAAGACGAGTTAAGAAATACGGAGGCACCGAATGCAAAGTCATTCGTGCCACCAGTTGATGATGACGGTACTCCCGTTATTCAACAACAGGCTGGATATATCTCAGGAGGTGCCTATGGTGCCTTTGTTGATATGGAAGGTGGTATCAAAAATGAGGCAGAACTCATTCGTAGATACCGTGAAACATCTTTAGTTCCTGAGTGTGACTCTGCAATTGAAGATATTGTTAATGAGTGTATCACATCTGATGTTTCAGATAAGATTGTGACACTCGACCTCAGAGATGTTAAACTCTCTGATAGTATCAAAAACAAGATACAAGACGAGTTTAATCTAATCTTATCAATGATGAAGTTCAATCAGAACTCTCACGAAATATTCAGAAAATGGTACGTTGATGGAAGAATATACTTCCATAAGGTTGTTGATGGTAAACGACCTAAATTAGGTATTGTTGATTTAAGAAATATTGACCCATTAAAGATTAAAAAAGTTAGAAACGTAGAAAAAGAAAAAGACCCTAAAACAAAGATAGAAAGAATTAAAAAGGTCGAAGAGTTCTACATGTTCAACGACAGAGGATTTGATAAATCTTCTGCATCGGAAGGAACAACAGTTAAAATTGCACCTGAGGCAGTATCATATACAACTTCGGGTTTACTGGATTACACTAAGAATGTTGTAATCGGTTATCTGCATAAAGCATTGAAGACTGCAAATCAGTTATCAATGATGGAAGATGCACTTGTAATCTATAGGATTTCACGTGCTCCTGAAAGAAGGATATTCTACATTGACGTAGGAAACCTTCCAAAAGCAAAAGCAGAACAGTATCTTGCAGACGTTATGAACAAGTATAGAAATAAACTTGTTTACAATGCAGATACAGGTGAAATCAAAGATGATAGAAAACATATGAGTATGTTGGAAGATTTTTGGTTGCCTAGAAGAGAAGGTGGTAGAGGAACAGAGATTACTACCCTGCCTGGTGGACAAAACCTTGCAGATATAGATGATATCGAATACTTCAAGAAGAAGTTATATCAATCTCTTAATGTCCCATCTTCTAGAATGGAAGCAGACAATGGTTTTAACATGGGTCGTGCATCCGAAATTAATAGAGATGAACTTAAGTTTAATAAGTTCACAAACAGACTTCAGAAGAAGTTTGCAAGAGTTTTCATAGACATTCTTAGAACTCAATTAGTTCTTAAAGAAATTGTCTCTGTAGAAGAATTTGATAAAATCAAAGAATTCATGCAGTTTAATTATGCAACCGACAACCACTTTACAGAGTTGAAGGATGCAGAGATACTAAGAGAGAGAATAGATACTCTCGGACAAGTATCAGAGTATGTTGGTAGATATTACTCAAAAGACTGGGTTAGAAAATATGTTCTAATGCAATCTGAAGAAGATATCAAAATAATCGACAAACAAATTGAAGATGAAAAAGGTGACGCTGAAGAAAGTGAAGACGATTTTGGGAGATTTTAATAAATGAGTAGTGAAATAGCAAAACAAATAGTAGACCAAATAGAACAAGGTCAATTGAATGATGCAAAAGATAGTATATCTCAAGGTATCAAACAGAAAGCCGCAGAAGTAGTAGACATGAAAAGAGTCGAAATGCAGGTTGATTGGGTCGATAACGAACCAAACGAACCAACAGGTGAGTAATGAAAAGTTTCTCTTCTGTTTTAAATGAACTAAATGAATCGAGGAAGGATATTCCTGTAGGTTCATTTGAAGTAAAAAGAAAGTTCATTGAAATAGGAGAACAAAGATTTAACGTAGTATACACCTTAAAAAATGGTGAGTACAACATCAATATTGATGGTAATAAGTTAAACGAATCCTTTAAGAGTTTAAAGGATGCAGAACAAGAGTTTAATAATATCCGTTATGTAATGAAAGATTTGATTGAAAAGGATACAAATATAGAGGAAATTATCAATGAAATTAATATCAGAGTTTAATGATTACGAGGTCGCACCTGTAATTATAGAATCAAACGAGAAAGGTGAAAAAGAATACTTCATCGAAGGTATCTTTATGCAATCTGAAATTAAAAACAGAAACGGTAGAGTGTATCCTAAAGAAGTAATGCAAAAAGAAGTCAACAGATATAGAAAGGAGTTTGTTGAAAAGAAACGTGCATTTGGAGAGTTGGGACACCCTGAAGGGCCGACTATAAATTTAGACAAAGTTTCTCACTTAATCACGACATTAGAAGAAGATGGAAACAATTACGTGGGACGTGCAAAGATTTTAAGTACACCAAATGGTCAAATTGTTAGAAATTTGATTGATGACGGTGCAAAATTAGGAGTATCATCAAGAGGTCTAGGTTCACTAGAAGAAAAAGGTGGTGCTCAATATGTGAAAGGCGATTTTCAACTTGCAACTGCAGGTGATATCGTTGCAGACCCGTCTGCACCTGAGGCCTTCGTAGAAGGAATCATGGAAGGTGTTGAATGGGTTATGGAGAATGGTATATTAAAGGCAGTTCAAGTAGAACAAATGCAGAAAGAATTACGTTCTGCAAGGTCTTCACAACTAGAAGAAACCAAATTAAACCTTTGGAAAAAGTTCGTTGAGAACCTATAATATATAAATAAATTAAGTAGTTCAATTAGAAACTAAACAGGAGAAAAAAATGGCAGAGTTAGAAAATAACCTAGAAACTATCGAGGAGAAGGCTGTAAAGCAACCTCACGATGGTGCTGAAAAGGGTGATTCAAAACCAGTCAAACAAGGTTCATCTGATGCTGAGTCAATAGAGTCAGGAAAAGTTGAAGTCGTTAAACCTGAAGAAAATCCTGTTGACAAAGCTGTTGCATCAGTTAAGTCTGCTGAAAATGTGAAACCTGTTTCAGGTGATGCACAACAAAAAAACGCAGATAAAGCAGAAGCACAACCAAAATTGAAAAAAGTTTCAGAGGATGAAGCAGAGTCTAAGAAAGACGAAGTAAAATCTTCAAAAATGGAATCAATCAAAGCTATCGTCAACAACATGAAGGAAATGACTAAGGAAGAAATCTCATCAGTATTGGGAACAATTTCTGAAGAAGAGGTTGACGAGAGTTTGACAAAAGCAGAAATCGCTAGAAAAGTAGTTGAGTCTTTAAAGTCTATGGACGAAGAAGCAGTTGCTGAAGTTTATGGGAAAATGAAGAAAAAAGAAGAAGTAGAAGAAGAAGTTGCTGAAACAGAAGTTGAAGTAGACGAAGAAACTACTGCTGAATTAGAATCTTCACTAGTTGAAATCGAAATAGATGACGACCTATCTAAAATTTCAGAATCTTTAGAACTTTCAGAAGAAAATGCTGAAAAGGCAAAAACTATATTTAAAGCTGCTGTGACTTCTAAAGTTGCAGAAATCAAAGAACAACTTGAGTCTCAGTACTCAGAAGAATTAAAAACCTCAGTAGAGAAAGTTAAAGGTGACCTATCGGAAGCAGTTGACAAGTATCTAACATATTGTGCAGAAGAGTGGTCGAAAGAAAACGAACTCGCAATCGAAAGAGGTTTAAGGTCGGAAATGACTGAAAACTTTATCGAAGGGTTAAAAACATTATTCGTAGAACACTACGTTGATGTTCCTGAAGACAAGTATAATGTCATAGACGAACTTGCAAATCGTCTCGATGAGATGGAACAAAAACTTGACGGTGAAGTCACTAAGAATATGGACATCACTGAAGAGTTGGAAACTCTCAAAAGAGGCAACATTGTGAGACAAGCGGGTGAAGACCTAACTGAATCACAGAGAGAGAAACTAGTTTCACTTGCAGAAGGTGTGGATTATAAATCAGAAGAAGACTTCGCTGAGAAGATTTCTGAAGTTAAAAATGCATACTTCCCTGTAGAAGGTGACAAACTAGTGGAAGATACAGTTGTTGAAGAAGGAACAGGAGTTATCTCTGAGGAATCAGACGAACCAATTCTTGCACCTGAAATCGCAACATATGCTAACGCATTATCAAAACTAAAACCATTAGGTTAATTTAAAGGAAATAAAAAAATGTTTTTATCAGAAAACTTACAGGAAAAGTGGAGTCCAATTCTAGAACATTCCGATTTACCAAAAATCGAGGATAACTACAAGAAGGCTGTCACAGCAGTAATCCTAGAAAACCAAGAAAGAGCTCTTAAAGAAGATAGAGCAACTCTTGAAGAAGCTGCACCTTTAAATGCTACTGGAAGTGCGATATCTAACTGGGACCCGATTTTAATCAGTCTCGTTAGACGTGCAATGCCAAATCTCGTTGCTTACGACATTTGTGGTGTTCAACCTATGACTGGCCCAACAGGACTTATATTCGCCATGAAATCAAGATATCATGACGATGTAGACGCTCTCAGGACTGCAGAATCAGAAGCTTTATTTAATGAAGCTAGAACTGGTTATTCTGCAAACCCTCAGACAACTAATGTTGCTGTAGGTTCAGACCATTCAGGTGACCCATTTAACGGTTCATATGCATCTCAAACAGAAACAGGTATGTCAACAGCTGAAGCAGAAGCTTTAGGTGATGCAGCTGGTAATCATTTCGCAGAAATGAGTTTCACAATTGAGAAAGCTACCGTGACAGCAGTTTCAAGAGCATTAAAAGCAGAATATACATTAGAACTTGCACAAGACCTTAAAGCAATTCACGGTCTTGACGCTGAGTCAGAACTTGCAAACATTCTATCATCAGAAATCCTTGCTGAAATCAACAGGGAAGTAATCAGAGGTGTTAACAACCAAGCTAAAACAGGTGCAGCTGCAACAGCTGTTGCTGGTACATTTAACTTAGACGTTGACGCTAATGGTAGATGGTCTGTTGAAAAGTTCAAAGGATTGTTATTCCAAATCGAAAGAGAATCAAACACAATCGCTAAAGAAACAAGAAGAGGAAAAGGAAACTTTATTCTTTGTTCTTCAGACGTTGCTTCTGCATTGTCAATGGCTGGTGTATTAGATTACACACCTGCTCTTTCAACAAACTTAAACGTTGATGACACTGGTAATACTTTTGCTGGTTTATTAAACGGAAGAGTTAAGGTATACATCGACCCTTATGCATCTGCAGACTACATGACTGTAGGTTATAGAGGTTCTAATCCTTATGACGCTGGTTTATTCTATTGCCCATACGTTCCATTACAAATGGTTCGTGCAGTTGGTGAGAACACTTTCCAACCAAAAATCGGTTTCAAAACTAGATATGGTATGGTAAGTAATCCATTTGTCGGTACTTCACCTGCAAACGGTCTTGCTTCTGCAGGTACTAACCAGTACTTCAGAAAAATGGCAGTTTCTAACATTCTATAAGAATTTAGTAGTTCATTTAAAAGGGGTCTTTTTAGACCCCTTTTTTTATATAAATACTTTATATAATCGTTCATTCACTCTAAATGTAGCAGTGAACGGAAGTAGTCAATGGTGACGAAGGAACGCATCTTCGTTCATCCCATAAGGGACGGAAGTAGGTGATTATACCGAAGGAACGCATCTTTGTAAAAGGAGATGTTATGACTAAATATCAAATCGCACAAATCAAACGTGCAATTAAAAAAGAAATCTCCAAGGAAAATAAAATCTATAAGGTGAAAAACCATGTTATAAACAGAGGTTCATTACCTGATTATATTGCAAAAAATCCTTGGTATTAAACTTAAAACCCCTCGAGAGAGGGGTTTTTTATGTACTAAATAAAAGGTACAATAAAGTACAGACATAACACACATACACACAGGAGGAAATTATGTCAAACGGAAAATCAGGCTTCGAAATCAGAGCCGAATTACTAAACCAAGCACAAGGATTACTAGAAGGTAATATCTATCGTAATAATGAGGCGATTGTTGAACACAACAATAACTTCCAAAACGATAAGAAACCATATGGTGACCAATTTGTGTCAACGGAAGAGGTTATTTCAGTTGCAAGACAATTAAACGAATTTGTTAATGAGAAATAACTATAAATAGTATTGTGGGGTGGAATTATTCACCCCCTTTAGAAGGAATAACTATGACAGATTATGAAAAAACAGTAAAAGTTTTAGAAGGCCCTTGGTCAGATAAAGCATTTCCAAACGGTGAAGAAACGATAGAAGGTATTATCCATAGAAAGATTACTACACTATATGAAAAAGACGGTTATCTTTGTGAAGAAACAGTCACAAGAGAATATAGAGGTAATGACTATATGGATACTTCAACAAACAAGAGAGTAATGAAATTAAATGACTGAAATTAACAAGTCTTTACTTAACAACAATAACTTTAGATTATTAATAGATAAAGTTCCTACTGTTGAGTATTACGTACAATCTGTAAATATACCTTCGATGGTATTCTTAGAATCAATGATGCCCACTAGGGTAGGTATTGATGCATACTTTCCAGGCGACAAAGTCACTTTTAGTAATCTAAGTGTCACGTTTTTAGTTGACGAAGACTTAGAAAACTATAAAGAAATGTATGATTGGATGAACGCAATTGTCCCAATATCTGATTCTACAGACTATAAAGACTACGTGAACACTGATACACTTACAACTGGTGAGTTATCTAATATTAATGACGATTTAATACAATACTCTCAAATCACATTGGTGACAAACACTAATAAAAACTTACCAAATAAATTCTTCAGATTCTATGATTGTTTTCCAGTTGGATTAGGAGAAATAGAATTAAAATCGGGTTCTGAATCAGAGACCGTGACTTGTACTGCAGAATTTAGATTCACTTATTTTGATATAAATACCACTAGTTAGAACACACTTTTAGTGGTATAATAGTATATTATGACTTTAGATGAAATCAAAGAACTATGGGAAAAAGATTGTATAATCGATGATATCGAATTAGATAAATCTTCTCTTGAAGTTCCAAAACTACATGCAAAATATCAAGACTTACTTACAAGTAAGATACTTCTATTGAAACAACATGAATTTAAATATAACACTTTACTTAAAGATAAATGGTTATGGTTTAATGGTAAAATGGATGAAGATAGAATAAAAGAACTTGGATGGAGTGATGACCCTTTTGATGGTCTTAAGATTATGAAAAACGATATGCAATTGTTTTTTAATTCAGATGAAGACTTACAAAAAGCAAAAGCAAAGATTGAGTATCTAAAAGTCACAATAGATTTTCTAAAAGAGTGTATGCAAAATATTACATGGAGACACCAAACAATCAAAAATACCATTGATTGGAGAAAATTTATGGCAGGTCAATAATGATTTTAAGAAATTACCTTTGTGAAATTCCAAACTTTTTCACTGCAGATGAAGTGCAAAAAATACATAAGTATGCAAACACACTACCAGTAGATGAGGGTAGAGTTGGAGATAATAGAAATGATGTTGATGCAGATGATTCTAATTTCAATATAAATGATTCTATTAGACGTTCAACTGTAAAATGGTTTAAAAATGATTCTAGTCTAGAATTTGATATGATGGGTAAAATCCATGAAGGTCTAAGACAAGCGAAAGAAGTGAGTGGTTGGGAACACCAATATGATTATATAGAAAATCTACAATACACTATCTATCGAGAATCAACAGAAACAAAAGGTGACTTTTACACTTGGCACACTGATGCAGGTGATACATTATACGATAATGGAATGCACCGAAAATTAAGTTTTACAATTCAATTAACAGACCCTGATGAATATGAGGGTGGTCATTTCCAGTGGTTAGAACCACAAGGTGAGTTTAATAGATTGGATTCTAGTTTACAAGTTGATTTACATAATGCAGTGAGAACAGTTCCGTTCTCTTCAAAATCAAAAGGGAGTATGATTATATTCCCATCATTCCTATATCACCAAGTGACCCCAGTGTTAAGAGGAACTCGTATATCTCTAGTAGGTTGGTGTGTAGGAAGACCATATGTCTGATACAGTAAGAGTTTCTAAAATAGACGAAGTCTTTATGAAAGTCCATTGTGATAAGGGACTTGCAAGAGACTTGTTTGATTTCTTTTCTTTTACAGTTCCAGGCGCAAAGTTTATGCCTTCTTATAAAAATAAATTTTGGGATGGAAAGGTAAGACTCTTTTCAATAAAAACAAATAAGATATACATAGGATTACTTCCATATGTAGATGAGTTTTGTAGAGAAAGAGGATATAACTTTGAGGGTGTAAATGATGTTCTTGGAGATAAACAAAGAATCACTGATGAGGATGTAGATTACTTTATCAATGGTGACGACTTAGTTCCAGGCCTAGGACTTCCTTTTCAACCACGTGATTATCAGATAGATGCATTTAAAACTGCAGTGCAATATGGAAGACAACTTTTATTGTCTCCTACTGCAAGTGGTAAGTCTTTAATTATCTACATGTTGTGTAGATGGTTTGAAGGTGAAATGTCTCTACCTAATTGTAAAACTATTATTATCGTCCCAACTACTTCACTTGTAGAACAGATGGCGAAGGATTTTGAAGAATATGGATATAATGAAGAAATTTGTAAAATTTATAGTGGTCAACCTGTATTTCCTGCTAACATTACGATATCGACATGGCAGAGTTTTAGTAAAGCACCTAAAGAGGTCTTACAAGGATTTGACGTAGTAATAGGAGACGAAGCACATCTCTTCAAAGCACAAACACTAAAAGGTATTCTTGAGAAAATGAAGAATACTGCAATACGTATCGGAACCACTGGAACACTAGACGGAACTGAAGTTCATAGACTACAACTTGAAGGATTGTTCGGCCCAGTCAAGAAAGTAATCACTTCAAAGGAACTTATGGATGATGGTACTATTGCAAATTTGGAAATTGATTGTATCATACTTCGTCATACTAAACAGAAGAAAATGACATACCAAGATGAAATGGATTACTTGGTGTCGAATGATAGTAGAAATGAATTTATATGTAATCTTACATATTCTCTAAAAGGTAATACACTTGTATTGTTTCAGTATGTAGAAAAACATGGAGTTGTATTACATAATAAGATGTTCTCTAGAATACCCAAACAATTACATTATGTTTATGGTGGTACAGACACTGAAGACAGAGAAAAGGTCAGAGAGATTGTTGAGAAGGCTGAAGACAATGTAATCCTTGCATCATATGGTACATTCTCTACTGGTGTAAATATTAAAAAGATTGATAATGTCATTTTTGCAAGTCCTTCTAAATCAAGAATACGTAATCTACAATCTATAGGTAGAGGTCTACGTAAAACAGAAGGGAAGGATTCTATGAGATTGTTTGATATTGCAGACGACTTACAATGCAATAATTATACGTTGAATCACCTGAAAGAAAGAATAAATACTTATAACGAAGAAGGTTTTTCGTATAACATAAAACAATTTGACCTAAAATAATGGCAACACCAAAAGATTTAGTACCAAACAAATACGAAGTTCTCAAACTTAAAACAGGAACTGAAATTTGTGGTATGACTAGAGATACAGGAAATGGTATTGAAATAGTTTTACCTATGATATGTCAATTGAGTGCAATCACTAAGAAAAATACACTTGCAACTTTCTATCCCTATGCACCATTATCCAAAGACCCCTCTGTTCTAATTTCTATAGAACAAATTTTACACCGTAGTAATATGAACGAACAGTTCATTCCCTTTTATGATGAAGCATCTTCTAAATGGCAAACCATGGTTGAAGAAGGTAAGATACCTTTAACTAATAAATCTAACATTAGAGGATTGGTAGAACAAACTATTTCAGATATGATGAGTAGAGTGAGTGAGGAAGAATATTACGAAGAAGAGGATTTTGAAATCCCACCCGATAAAACCATTCATTAGGATTTTCTTTTTACTAAATAAGTGCGTATAACATACGCATATCTTATAATTATATATTAATGGAGTTTATAATAAGAAAATGACTGAATTAGTTAACAGTATAAAGGAAAAGGCAGAAGAGATTACAATCGATAACTTTAAGGAGTTTGTAGAAATCACAACTCTCGTGTTAACTTTTGTATTTTGTGTTGTTGCAGTTTCTCCAATAGCATAAGGAAAAAATGGAAATAATCGGTTTAATTGTTTTCGGAATATTTATTAGTTGGTTGTATCTATCGTATGCACCCATGAATGATATTCGTGCATACATCTACAGTGTAGAAGATTACAATACTGCAATGCAGATGAGAAAAAAGGAAATAGATGAGTCTAGAAAAGAAAGCATTACAAGTAGTTAATTTATCTCCATCAGAATCATGGGTCGAGAAATTACATGACGTTCATCCTATGAAACAAGTCGCAGTCGCATCTGTAATACAAGTTTGTGTTTTCGGATTTATGATACTTTCATTCTTCATAATCAATCAATTTGTGGGTCACTAAATGAAAACCTATATAGTATATACAATGATTGTAATTACTTTCTTTTATATCACAATCGGTGAAAAAGATAGAATGGGAACACGTGCATTTTTACGAGACGGTGAAGTTGTTTCAGGTGCATACTTACCTAGGTAATCTCTTTATTATAGTATATCCCCGCTGGGTCATATAAATCATATCACGACTTTTTAATTCTCACAAGGGGTTTTTTGAAAAAAGTTTCAAAAATTATCATTTAATAAATACTAAAAAACCTCTTACAATATCACGTTTTTTGTGTATAATGGATACATGACTACAAAAAAACAAAACGAACACTACGTTAACAACAAGGACTTTACCAACGCAGTCGCAGAGTATGTCAATCAAATAAATGAGGCGAAGGCAAATGGAAAAACTCCTCCAAAAATGTCAGAGTACATAGGTGAGTGTATCTATAAGATTGCAACTCGACTATCTACAAGACCTAATTTCATAAACTATACTTATAGAGACGAAATGATTTGTGATGCAATTGAGAACTGCATACAATACATAGGAAACTTTAACGTAGAAAAATCAAACAATGCATTCGCATATATCACTCAGATATGTTATTATGCCTTCTTAAGAAGAATTCAGAAGGAAAAGAAACAAGTTTATATCAAACAACAGGCTATCGATGCAACTAATATTACTATGGATGCATTCGATACTATTGACGGTCAACATGACCCAAGTTTAATCAATACAAATGTTGAGTGGATGCAGGAGAATATGACTCGTGTAGAATACGAACCAAGAAAATCAAAAAAGGCAAAACCCAAAAAAACTAACTTAGAAAACTTTACTGAATGAAAATCGCTGTACTAAATGATACGCATTGTGGTGTTCGTGGTGACATGCAAGCAATGTTAGACTACCAAGGACGTTTCTATAACGAAGTGTTCTTCCCATACTTAGATGAACATAATATCAAAAAGATAATTCATATGGGTGATTACTTTGATAGAAGAAAGTATATTAACTTTGCATCTATGAAAGAAAACATAAAACATTTTATAGAACCCATGAATGAACGTGGTATTACCATGGATTTAATTCTTGGTAATCATGACACCTATTATAAGAATACAAATGATGTAAATGCACCTGAGTTATTATTATACAATCAACCAAATGTTGA